GCATAACATATAGGAGAAAAGGCACTATGGCATCATTAGCAGAAATCCGAGCAAAGCTCAAAGAACAAGAAGCCGGCGCAGGCGGTCAACGCACAGGCGGAGGCGACAACGCAATTTACCCATTTTGGAATATGAAAGAAGGCGAGCAATCAACGCTACGTTTCCTTCCTGATGGCGATCAAGACAATACTTTCTTTTGGAAAGAGCGTTTGATGATTAAACTTCCATTTAGTGGAGTAAAAGGAGACACAAGTTCTCGTCCAGTACAAGTACAAGTTCCGTGTATGGAAATGTATGGCGAAAGCTGCAACATTCTACAAGAAGTACGTGGCTGGTTCAAAGATCCAAGTCTTGAAGATATGGGTCGTAAGTATTGGAAGAAACGTTCATACATCTTTCAAGGGTTTGTGACTGAAGATCCAATTGGTGAAGAAGCACCAGAGAATCCAATTCGACGCTTTATTATTGGTCCACAAATTTTCCAATTGATCAAAGCAGCCTTAATGGATCCAGACATGGAAGAATTGCCAACAGATTATACTGCTGGTGTAGACTTCCGTTTGTCAAAAGGCACTAAAGGCGGATATGCAGATTACGGCGCAAGTAATTGGGCACGTAGAGAGCGTCCACTTGGTGATGCAGAGATGGCAGCAGTAAATACACACGGCTTGTTTAATCTCAATGACTTCCTTCCTAAAAAGCCAGACGAAGTGGCACAGAAAGTTCTTGCAGAAATGTTTGAAGCAAGTGTTGATGGCGAAGCATATGATCCAGATCGTTGGAGTAATTACTTCCGTCCAGCAGGCATGGCAGCACGTACAGGTGATCCGCAAAAAGCAGCATCACCACAAGCAACTGCTGTAAGTCAGAGTGCACCAGCACCAACACCAACACCAGTAGCTGAAACTACAACTGATACAGGTTGGCAAGAACCTGCTCCAGCAGCAGCACCAGCAGCAGCAGAAGCAGCACCAGCAGAAGGTGGCGCCCAAGACATTCTAGCAATGATTAGAGCACGTCAAGGTTAATAACACAACTAAAGTGGGTTGCATTTATAAATTGCAACCCATATTGTATTTGGCTTTTTAGGAGAATTTAATGGCTAGTAAAACATTCGATCCAACGAAGTTCCGTAATTCGTTGACAAAATCTATTACGGGTATGAGTGCAGGTTTCAACGATCCAACTGATTGGATTAGTACAGGTAACTTTGCACTTAACTATTTGCTAAGTGGTGACTTTCAAAAAGGTATTCCGCTAGGCAAGGTGTCGGTATTTGCAGGCGAATCAGGTGCAGGCAAATCTTATATTGTGTCAGGTAATATTGTAAAATACGCACAAGACCAAGGTATCTTTGTTGTCCTTATTGACAGTGAAAATGCACTTGACGAAACTTGGCTACAAGCACTAAAGGTAGACACAGACGAAAGTAAATTACTTAAACTTAATATGGCAATGATTGATGATGTTGCTAAAACAGTTAGTACATTTATGGAAGACTACAAAGCAATGAACGAAGAAGATCGTCCTAAAGTATTGTTTGTAGTTGACTCACTTGGTATGCTTATGTCGCCTACTGAAATGGACCAGTTCCAAAAAGGTGATATGAAGGGCGACTTTGGTCGTAAGGCAAAAGCACTTAAAGCACTTGTAACTAACTGTGTTAACATGTTTGGTAGTTACAATGTAGGCATGTGTGTAACTAACCACACGTATGCATCGCAAGATATGTTTGATCCAGATGACAAGATCTCAGGTGGTTCGGGTTTTGTGTATGCAAGTAGTATGGTTGTTGCTATGAAGAAACTTAAACTTAAAGTGGATGCAGACGGCAACAAAACATCACAAGTACATGGTATTAGAGCAGCGTGTAAAGTAATGAAAACACGTTACAACAAACCGTTTGAAAGTGTACAAGTTGAGATTCCATATGAAACAGGTATGGATCCATATTCAGGTATGTTTGACTTGATGGATGCAAAAGGACTACTAGAAAAGAAAGGTAATCGTTACGAGTATGTTATGAGTAACGGCGAACCTATTCTAGAATTCCGCAAGCGTTGGACAGGCGAATTACTCGATAAGGTTATGGCAGATTTGCCAGCTAAAGAAGCACAAGTTGCAGCCGATGAAGCAGAAGCTGAACGGTT